CCACCTCGTAGGCGCTGTCACCATCTGCTCCCGCCGGCCCAGCCGGCCCAGCCGGTCCAGCCGGTCCAGCCGGTCCCGGTTGGCCTGTGATCGAATTGCCCGACGGACCCGACAACCCTTGCGGCCCGCGAATGTTGACCGCAGACGCGATGCTTGTCACGAACCCGCTCGCCCCCACCCATACATTGATGTCAGGCTTTGTTCCCTGCCCGCCGGTCCAATCAACGACTTTCAAAACTCGCCGCTCGACATCGGACTCCACAGCAAAAACTGGCGTCCATCCGTCTTCTCCCTGACTCCCGGACAATCCGTCAGGGATGATGGTCGCGTCATTGATGCTGGAAACGATGCCATTTGCGCCAACATACCCGGTCGAAGGCTTGTCGCCACTCCCTCCGATCCAGTTGATGATCTGCAACACTTTGCCGTTGTTGTGGGAGACGGAGGCAAATACCGGCGACCATCCGTTGGTCCCGGCTGACCAAATCGGGCTTTGGAGGCAATCCCCCACGGTCCCGTAATGTCGCATCCTCACGCTTTCGAGCCCGTCGACGAGCTGGACGCGGCGCTCTCCGGCATCCACAAACGTCGCGCCTCTCATCCGTTGATCGGCCAGCACCTCCATGGCGTCCCGCTTCTCGGTCGAGGAGGTTACATCCAGGGCGATGGCCGAGGCGAGACGGAGGACCAGCACCTCGACAAAGAGCGGGTCGAAGAGGGTCGGGTCGGTCACCCGGCGGACGTAGGTGATCTTGGCCTCCTCGACGTGGGCCAGCAGCTTTCCGGCCTCGATAGTGAAGTCGGCGGCGCACATGGCCGCCTGCACGCCGTTGAACGTGAGAACCCGCAGAAGGTCAGCGGGGAGCGGGTAGGAATACTCCCAGCCGAAGGGAGGAGCGGCCCCGGCGGTGAGCGTGGCCCTACCCATGGCGAAGTTCCACGGGTGAGAGCGCAGGAGCGAGTCGCGGACCAGTTCGATGTTCTCGCGGCAGGAGATCGCCGCAGGAGAGTTTTCGGCAATGTCCGTAATGCGGGGCTCCCCAAGCCGGGAGAGCGCCATGTTCGCGAGGTCGGTGTTGGTCATTGCCGGAAGGATTGCGGGAGCAGGATTTGAACCCGCGCCGCCTGGTTATGAGCCAGGTATCCTGCCAGGCTAGACGATCCCGCGGTTGAAAGGAGAAAGCCCCGGACCAAGGTAAAAGCCTGGTCCGGGGCGTGAGGTGGGTCAGTTGACCACGTCGTTGTTCGGAACGTAGGCAACGAGCAACTTCACCACGTCACCGTTGGCGAGTGCCGTCGCGGTGTTGATGGTGAGCTGGAGGTAGTCCGAGGTCGAGATGAGACCAGTTCCCGCGCCGAGGGCAACGGGAGTCCCATCGGTCGCAATCGTGACGGACGCCCCGATGGCGGTCGGAGACGCTCCAGACGCGGTAACCTTCTCGACGGTGAACACGCCACCCACTGATCCCGACACCCCGACGAGAAACGACAGAGTGGGGATGATAAGCGCATCGCACGGAAGTTTCCCGAGGACGTAGTTGTCGTTCTGGGCGATGTAACTGGTTTCGAGCGTGATGTTGAACTCCGCATACCGAAGCTTCTTCGAGAGCGGAGCCATGTTCGGCGCAGCATCCCGGCGAATGTTCTCCTCCAGGGCGTCGAGGTAGTAGTCAGTGTTTTTGTCGGCCATGATAATGGTGTCCTTTCAGCGTTGAGGTTGATCAGTCTCGGTCACAGGGGATCATGACGACACCCTTCTCGAACCGGCGCATGAACCCGAGGGTCGCGTAGGCCGAGATCTGGAGGGCGTGCTGCTGGGTCGGCAGGACATCCATGTGGATTTCGAGCTTCTCGGGGGCCATGTAGATCCCACGCTTGGCCGAGTAGGCGAAGCACTGGTCGATGTTCCCGGTCGTGTTCACGATGCGGTTGGTGACGATGGGCGTGAAGCCGAAGAGCTTGGCGTCACGACCTTCCAGCCAGCGGGCGATCATGTTCGCCCACACGTCGTTTCCGGCGGCCTTGACGTAGCTGATCAAGTCCTGCTTCGCTTTCGGGTTGATGGCGAGGATCAGCTCCTCCTCCTCCGGGTAGATGTCGTTCTCCTCGAAGATCTGCATCGCCTTGACCAGCTTGTCCGGCGTCAGGCCGATATTGACGGCAGACGCAGCTCCAAGCTGCACGTTGACCTTCTGATCCGCAGGCAGGTCGATGGCGGTGACGTAGGGCTCTTCTCCCCCGTAGACCGTGGCGTCAGCGGCCTTGCACACCTCGGTATCGATGAGGCGGGCGTAGGCGGCCTTCATGGCCTGGATGGTCTCGGAGTCGGGGAGGGCGAGCTTGCCGAGGAACTCGGCGTCCCACTTGTCGAAGATCGCCTGGTCGTAGAACGGAACCTTGACGAGCTTGCGGGCGTGGAGTTCGGCCTCGGTCGGAGCGGACTGCTGGAGTCGCCCGGTGCGAGTCTTGAACGAACGCGGTTCGAGCGAGTTGTAGATGTTTTCCTTGCCCTCGAAGCCCTCAACCTTGATGCGGCTGGAGAACTTGGACAGGAGCTGCTGGACCTCATGTTCGAGGTTGTTAGTGAATTCGCGACGGAATTCTTCGGGGATACCGTGAGCAACGGAAAGTGCCATGATGGTGAAATGGGTTTGAGAGGTGGATTGCTCCGCCGCTTCGGTTGTCCGGGATCGGGCCGCGCTTGAGATGCGTGCCTTCGCCAGGTTGTCCCCATTTCACTGAGGGCCGTTTGAAGAACTATAGATGAGGGCTTTGCGTCAAAGGTCCGACGCGCAAGCGGAAAATTTCAGAAAATACTCAGCGCCTCGTCGCCGCCTCGCGGGCGGCCTGCTCACGATAAAGCGCGTGAAGCCGGTCCCTCGCGCCCTTGTCCTGCCCGCTCCGATAGCCCGGGCTCGACAAGATCTGCGAGATCTGGTCCTCCAGGCTTGAGGTGGCCGCGCTGGGCCGATCCATGCCGGTGGAATCAGGTCGGAAATCAGCGGCAAACAGGTCGAGGGCTCGCAGCACATCAACACGCGAAAGAAACGGCTGGCTCAGGTCGAGAACATCCTTCGTGCGCTGCTCGATGTCCCCGATTCGATACTCAAAATCGTCACCCCATTCGTTGACCAGTTGCCGCTCGGCAGCCTGCACGGCTTGGAGTTGCTCGGCCTCGATCTGCGCCCATTTCGCGACAGCCTCCTGGTAGAGGGCCGGAGATCCGCTGTGCTTGTGAAAAATCTCCTGGAACGGAGTCAGCACCTCGGCATGGGATTCCATTCCCTCGGGGAAAGTGACGGTGTAGCCGGTGGGATCCTCGGGAGCACCAACGGCGGTTCGATAGGCGGCGATCTCCTCGGGCGATGAGGTTTCCGTCGGGATGCGAACCATGCCCTCGGTCTTGCGGCTGGCCAGCTTTTCGAGGTTGGCATACGCCTTGGCCAGGTCGTTGACCTCCTTGCCGTCGAACTTCGACAGGGTCGGCTCGCCCACCGAATCAGCCCACCCTGCGGCGAAGCGGTAGCCGTCCGAAAAGATGGACGGTGGTGCGGTTGTTGTGATGTCGGCGGTCCCGGTCGTCATGACGGTCGAGGTCGCAGCCTCCCCCGTCGGCGCAATCATCATGGCTTCCTCGCTCATGGAATGGTCCTCCCTTTGTAACGGGCTTCAAATTCCTCGGGACTGAGATTGGCTCGCGCCCAGGCGACGACCACCGGCGTCTTGTCCCCGAAGGTCGGATCGGCGTGCGCTTCAAGGAACGCGAAAAACTCGGCCATGCGGCTCGATGCGGGCGCGGCCTTCTTCGCGGGCGCGGCCTTCAGCTCCTCGACCGTCTCAACCTTGGGCTCGGGGAACTCCTCGGCATACATGCGCTCGATGAGTTTGTCGGTCGCATTGCTGCGGACTTTGATTCCCGCCTCCTCAAGGGCGGCTTTCTTTTCTTCGGTGGTCATTGGTGGTGGTAGTCGTCAGGCTTGGAAATGGCGAGATTGGTTCCTCGGGTCACCAGCATCGAAACGACATCCGCCTGACCGTCCCGGTAGGCTGCCATCTCCGGCGTCGATCCCTCGCGGAACCGGGGAGCGAACGGGTTTCGGGCGTTGATGAGGAGGTTGATGAGGCGGTGGCCGTCAACATTGGCAAGGACGTTTCGAAAGATGCGCTCGGAATCGGCCACCCTGTTGGCGTGGGCCTCGTCGTCCTCCCCCGGTCGGCGGGCGAAGATGATGTCGTCAATGCTCATGCGGCGGCCTGGGCAAGCTTGGCGACACCCTCCGCCTCATCCAACATCGACATTTCCCGCTCGGCCTGCGCCTGCGCCTGCGCCCTCGCCATCCGCATCTGGTCGCGGATGCGCTCGGGGACGATTGACGATTCGAGGACGCCGAGGTTGCGGGCGTAGTTGCGGAACCCGTCGTCAATGTTGAGGTTGTCGAGGACATCGGGCCGCACGTTGGCGATGT